AGGCCACGACGGGCCAGTACGACCCTTCCCTCGGCGCGACTTCCAACGAACGTTCGGGCCGCGCTATTCTGGCTCGTCAGGCTCAGAGTGACACAGGCACGTATCACTACGTGGACAATCTGGCACGCGCCATACGTCATGTGACGCGCCAGATCATCGACCTGATCCCGAAGATCTACGACACGCAGCGTATCGCGCGCATCATCGGCATCGACGGCCAGACCGGCATGGCCAAGATCAATCCGATGCAGCAGGAGCCTGTGCGCGAGATCCGCGACGAGGCGGGCATCGTCATCGAGAAGATCTACAACCCCGGCGTCGGCAAGTACGATGTCGTGGTGACCACGGGTCCGTCGTACCTGACGAAGCGCCAGGAGGCGATGGACGCGATGTCGCAGATCCTGCAAGGCTCGCCGCAGTTGTGGGCCGTGGCCGGCGACCTGTTCGTGAAGAACATGGACTGGCCGGGGTCTGAGGAACTGGCAGAGCGCCTGCGCAAGACCATCGACCCGAAGCTGCTGCAGGATCAGGACAACCCTGCGCTGCAGGCTGCGAATCAGCAGATTCAGACGCTGATGCAGGAGATGGGCGCGATGCAGCAGATGTTGCAAAATGTCGCCCAGTCGATGGAAGCGCAAAAGATGCGCGTCGACACGTTCAAGGCCGAGTCTGAGGCCGAGATCAAGGCTTATGAAGCCGAAACCCGCCGTTTGCAAGCTGTCCAGACCGGCATGACGCCGGAGCAAGTGCAGGAAGTGGTTATGCAGACCATGCGTGACATTGCAACGGTGGGCGATATGTCTGTGGCCATGCGCGGCCAGATGCCCAATATGCCGCCAGTTGAAGGAGTGCCGGTATGAGTTGCGAAGCGTTTATCGGCAACCTGTTTCTTGCGCGGGATGTTACGCACAGCGTGCATCTAAACACCCGCTCGTACGCCAAGCACAAGGCGCTGAACAAGTTCTACATCGGCATCATTGAACTGGCTGACGACTTTGCCGAGGCGTATCAGGGAAAGTACGGCCTGATCGGCCCAATCGAACTGCAGTCGGCCAAGAAGACGAACAACGTGGTGGAATTCCTTGAGGACATGGTGGAGACCATCATGTCGACCCGCTACGAGGTGGTCGAGAAGGAATGCACGCCGTTGCAGAACATCATCGACGAGATTCTGGCGCTGTTCTACAGCACCCTGTACAAGCTGAAATTCCTGGCCTGACGCCGCGAAAGGACACACTGTGGAACTGCTGAAGCCCCTGAACGACGCCGCGTTTGCGGCCCAGACCGCCTCGTACACCGGCACTGCCGGCAGCACCACGGGCTGGAACGCCGGCCCGCAGGGCGTGGTGGTGTGGTCTTCGACTGCTGCCTATATCCGCGTCGGTGAGGGCGTTACCGCCACCACGGCCGACACGCCGATCCCGCCGAACACGCCGATCCCGTTTGCTGTGCCGCAGGGCACGGGCGCACCGTGGCGCGTGAGCGCGATCCAGGTTGCCGGCGGCGGCACCGTGTACGCCAAGCCCATCAACATCCAGTGAGTTTGAGCGATGCCCTACTTCGGTATACCCATCCGCAACGGCCTGCCCATTGGTCTGGGTTCGGTAGCCGGGTTTGGCATCTCTCCGTTTGACCCGTCGTCTCTCTTCGCCGCCGGCGAACAAGGCGCCTGGTACGACCCCAGCGACTACAGCACGCTGTTCCAAGACTCCGCAGGCACCACGCCCGTCACTGGCGTGGAGCAGTTTGTGGGGCTGATGCTGGATAAGTCGAAGGGGTTGGTGCTGGGGCCGGAGTTGGTGACGAATGGGGATTTTTCGTCGGGGACGACTACTGGTTGGACGACAGGACCGAACATTACAGCAACAGTTGTGTCTGGTGCAGTAAACGTATCACGTTCTGGAGGAATTACGCCAATCAATACGTTTGGGCAAAGCACAACAACCATTGCAAACAAATGGTACAAAATTAGCATACAGATTATTCAAAATAACGGAGCTGCTTTTTCGTTTACTGATGCTGCTAACGCATCATATACAGGCTTTGCGCCGCAAAGTTTTTCTTCAGGAGCGGGGGTTAAAGAATTTTTGCTTTATGCCACGAGCACCACACTTAGAGTAAATTTGTGGACAAACGATCTTACTACTTCTATTTTTGACAACATCTCCGTCCGCGAACTCCCCGGCAACCACGCCTTTCAAACCAACTCCCTGAAACGCCCGAAGCTGGCGGCGCGGTATAACTTGCTGACTTATACGGAGCAGTTTGATAACAGTTCAGTTTGGTCAAACGTGACTGCTCTTGAAACGTGGCAAGGAACGGGCCTTCAGCCCACCGTCACCGCAAACTACGGTATTGCGCCAGACGGCACACAAACCGCTGAACGCATACAGTTCAATCTTGGTGGTGGCACAACATCTAGTGACCGATCTGGTATTGCAGCGCTCAACATCTCTGTTGCTGCAATTTCTTATACAACGGTCATTTACGTTAAGCCGTTAGATTCAACTACGGATCAACAACTGCTTGCGTCAAACATTGGTTTGTTGGCGTCTGGTGTAGTTCCTACATCAAACATTGAAGATGTTGGTAATGGGTGGAAACGCATTACGCGCGTGCATGCCCTGGCGTCGGCATCAAGTTCTGCATCATACCGCTTGCAACTTGTTGGTAATGTATCGCCACAAACAATGGACCTGTTAGTCTGGGGCGCAGACCTACGCCCCGCCAGCCAAGCCACGGGCCTGATCGGCCCCACCTACCAGCGCGTAGCCGCAGCGACGGTGTACGACACTGCGGGGTTCTTGCCGTATCTGGCGTTTGATGGGCTGTCGTGGTTTATGGAGACTAACAACATCGTCCCCGGCACGGACAAGGTACAAGTGTTTGCTGGGGTGCGAAAACTGAGTGATGCTAATCGCGGAATTGTTGCAGAACACAACAGCGGCGGCTCCCCAAATTGGAATTTGAACGCACCCAATCAAACTGCTCCGACTTTTGCTTTTAGGTCTGCAGGAACAAATAGCTCCACTGCTGAAGTAAATAATGCAATTTACGCGGCACCTCAAACTTGCGTAATGACTGGAATTTCAGAAATAAGTACGGATACCTGCATTTTTAGGTTTAACAGTGCGCAAGTTGCGTCTAGTGCAACGGATCAAGGCACTGGAAATTTTGCTAATGCTCCGCTTTACATTGGCATGCGAAGCGGCACCACGTTGCCGTTCAATGGATGGCTGTCATCTCTCATCGCCCGCTTCGGCCCCAACCTAAGCACAAGCCAGATTGAAGCAACAGAGGCGTGGGTCAATTCCCGAACTGGAGCTTACTGATGGACGTCTTCCGAACTTTAATCACCAGCGCCGAAGAAGCCCCCCTGGCCCGCCTAGTCTGCTCCACGCTGGGCGGCTTGCCCTACGAGGGCATGTTTGAAGTCGGCCTGTCGCCCACTGGCGATGAGCCTGCCACGCACTACATCAGCAGCGGTGGCGTGAGCGAGGGCTTTGCCAAGCTGGCGCCGTTCAGCGCGTGGGCCTGGGAGCAACCAGACCCCGATCAGCCTGGGCAGTGGGTGGAGACGGAGTACAGCCCTGGCTACCCACAAATCACCGCCGAGCGTTGTGCTGAAGCCGGGCTGGAGGTGACGCCTGAGGCCATCGAGTTCATGTATGCCGCATCTGACGTGACGGACGAGCCGTGGCAGACGGCGCTGGCGCGGCTGGGGTTGCAGCGCATCATTCCGCCTGAGCCTGTGGCCACCTCGGAGCCGCTGACGTGACACCCAAACCCGCCCGTGGTCTGATTGCGTGGGTGCTGCGCCGCACGGGCTTTGCGGGCGTGGCGCTGGCTCCGTTCGGGATTTACATCCTGCCGGAGCACATGTACAGCGATAGCCTGATCCGGCACGAACAGACGCACTGGAAGCAATGGCAGCGCATGGGCACGGTGAAATACTACGCAACCTATGCCTACCAAGTGCTGAAATACGGATACCGCAACGCCCCGATGGAACGCGAGGCGCGCGGCGAGTAATTTGCGTGGTATATTCCGCGCATCCTTACCGGCCAGGCTGACCGGGGATTCCACAGGAATCAAATGGACGCAGATCAACTGCCCGTAACGGATGCCGCGCCAGCGGTAGACGTGCAAGCACCCGAGGCGACGGCCGCCCCGGACAGTGCTGTTGATACGCCGGTCGATCAGCAGAGCAGGACTTTCACGCAAGAGGAAGTCGACGCGCTGATCACCAAGCGGCTCGCAAAAGAGCAGCGCAAGTGGGAAAGGAAGCTCTCGCAACCTGCCCCGGCGGCAAAACCTGTAGCGGCTACGCCAGCACCTACTGCTGACCAGTTCGCCAGCGTCGACGAATACGCGCAAGCGCTCGCCGAACGCAAGGCGCAAGAACTGATCCAGCAGCAAGAACTGCGGCGCCAACAGGAAACACTGCTGGAGTCATATCAGGAGCGCGAAGAGGCTGCGCGGGAAAAGTACGACGACTTCGAGCAAGTCGCACTGAACCCAAGGCTGCCGATCACGACCCTGATGGCGCAGACGATTCAGGCATCCGACATCGGGCCTGACATCGCCTACTACTTGGGCTCAAACCCCAAGGAAGCGGAGCGGATTTCCAAGCTGCCGGCTTTTCTGCAGGCCAAAGAGATCGGGAAGATTGAGGCGAAGGTTTCGTCCAATCCGCCCGCCAAGAAAACCACTGCGGCTCCGTCGCCCATCAAACCCGTTACCGCTCGGTCTGCGTCTACGACGTACGACACCACTGACCCAAGGTCTGTGAAGAACATGACCACAAGTGAGTGGATTGAGGCTGAGAGGTTGCGTCAGATGCGCAACGCCGAGGCGCGTGGCGTCCGCTAATTTCTGAAAGGAATTGTCGTGGCTCAAAGTTTGCTCACGATTGACATGATCACCAACAAAGCGTTGGAGATCCTGGAAAACAATCTCGTTCTCACCCGCAACGTCAACCGCCAGTACGACAGCTCGTTTGCTGTTGAAGGCGCCAAGATCGGCGACACGCTGCGTATCCGCCTGCCGGATCGTGCGCTGGTCACCGATGGCGCTGCCCTGGGCGTCCAAGAGGTCAATGAGCAGCAGACCACGCTGACCATTTCCTCGCAGAAGCACATCGGCGTGAACTTCACGTCTGCCGAGATGGCTCTGTCGTTGGACGACTTCGCTGATCGCATCCTGAAGCCGCGCGTGTCGCAACTGGCCGCCAGCATCGACGCTGACGTCGCGAACTCGTTCAAGAGCATCTACCAGTCGGTCGGCACCCCCGGCACGACGCCTGCGACCAGCCTGGTGCTGCTGCAGGGCAACCAGAAGCTGGACGAAGCCGCCGCCGTTAGGAGCCCGCGCTACGTCACCGTCAACCCGGCGGCGAATGCGGCTTTGGTGGAAGGCATGAAGGGTCTCTTCAACCCGGTCTCGACCATCTCGCGCCAGTTCAAGAACGGCATGATGGGTGAGGGCATCCTCGGGTACGACGAGATCAACATGTCTCAGTCGATCAAGCAGCACACCAACGGCGACTGGGGTACTGCGATCGAAGTGGACGGCACGACGACCACCCAGGGCACCTCGCAACTGAACATCACCTTCACCGGGTCTTCCAAGACCTGGAACGTCGGTGACGTGTTTACGATCGAGGGCGTGTATGCGGTGAACCCGCAGACGCGTGAGTCCACCGGCTCGCTGCAGCAGTTTGTGGTGACCGAAGCGCTGACTGGCACGTCCACCGGCACGCTGAAGTTCTCCCCGGCGCTGTACACCTCGTCGCACGCGCTGGCCACGGTGACCGGCTTTCCGGCCGACAACGCCGACATCACGATGCTGGGCTCTGCTGCTGGCCAGTACGCGCAAAACCTGATCTATCACAAGGATGCGATCACGTTTGCGACTGCTGACCTGCTGCTGCCGCAGGGTGTGGACATGGCCTCGCGCAAGGTCCACAACGGCATCTCGATGCGGATCGTGCGCCAGTACGACATCAACAACGACCGGATGCCGTGTCGTATTGACGTCCTGTACGGCTACTCCGTGATCCGGCCGCAGATGGCTGTTCGTCTCTGGGGGTAATCGACATGCCGAACACCAAGCCCATTGGTGTGGCGTACGAGGACCAGCAACTCGATGGTGCAATCGTCGGCGCAGCCGGCGGCACCGTCGGGTTCTACGGGACCACGCCCGTCACGCAACGCGCAGCGGCGATCCAGGCGGCCTCGGTCGTCTCGGTTTCGTCCTACATCTCCGTGGCTTCCAATCTGGCGGCATGGGCCGCCGAAGTGAACGCCACCCTCACGGGCCTCGGCTTGTGGAAAGGCGGCGCGTAAGCGCCAGAAAGGAATCGCATCATGGCTTTCTCTGCTCCGAAAATCGGTGACGGCGAACAGATTGGCGACGGCAACACCGCCGAAACCCTGAACGTCGGCCGCTCCGGCCAGCCCGTGGCCGTGCAGTCCTCGGCCGCCGGCACGCTGGGCTTTTACGGCGCCACGCCGGCTGCGCAACGTGCGGCCGCCATCCAGGCCGCGTCTGTGGTTTCTGCCACGTCGTGGGCCAGCGTCGTCAGCAACCAAGCGGCTTTCAACGCCGAAGTTGCTGCCACGCTGACTGGCCTGGGCCTCTGGAAGGGCGCGGCGTAATGCCGAGGGTTGTCTTCTGCGTGCCGACCGTCAAGCGGCCTTACCAGCAGTGCCTTGACAGTCTGGAAGCATCCCTATCATTGCTTGATGCCGCTGGCATTGAGCATGGGATGGTCAACGAAGTAGGCAACCCGTACATCAGCGCGGCACGGGCAACCATGCTGCGCAAAGCGCTGGATGCCAAGGCAGACATCGTGGTCTTCATCGACCACGACCTGTCTTGGCGGCCAGCCGATATGCTGAAGTTGGTGCAGACCGAAGGCGACGTCGTTGGCGGCACCTATCGGTTCAAAGCTGACGAGGTGTCCTACATGGGCACCATCCACAGCACGCATGCAGGCACGCCCGTTGTACGGGCCGATGGCGCGATCAAAGCGCGTCTGCTACCTGCGGGCTTCCTGAAGGTCACTGCGGCCGCTGTGGACCGTTTTATGACCGCCTACCCGGATCTGTGCTACGGCGAGAAGTATCGCCTGAGCGTGGATCTGTTCAATCACGGCGCGCACAAAGGTGTGTGGTGGGGCGAGGATTACGCCTTCTGCCGGCGCTGGGAAGAAATGGGCGAGGACGCCTGGCTGGTGCCGGATCTGCAGCTTGATCACCACAGCGTCGACCGATCGTACCCCGGCAACTTCCACATGTACTTGCGGCAACAGCCCGGAGGCGACCTATGGCAACCATCTACCTGAAGCACCCCGTCCACGGCTACAAAATCGCCACGTTGGATCTGGAAGCAGAATACGACGAACAAAACGGATGGGAGCGGTATACTCCGGGAGCGCCTGAGTCCGAGCCCGAGTTTCCGGTGAACCGCATGATCAGGCGCAGGCGTATGGAGTCTGCCGATGTCCACCACAGCGGGTGACCAGATCAATGCAGCGCTGAGGCTGATTGGTCAACTGGCCGAGGGTGAAACCCCGTCGGCCGAAACGTCGCAGGATGCTCTTGCGGCGCTCAACCAGATGATTGATTCTTGGTCGATCGAACGCCTGTCGGTGTTCTCGACGCAGGATCAGGTCTTCACGTGGCCGGCAAACACGGCCTCGCGCACACTTGGGCCAAGCGGCGACTTTGTCGGCAACCGGCCCGTGATGCTGGATCCATCGACGTACTTCCGCGACCCCGAGTCTGGAATCTCGTTCGGGCTGGTGTTCATCAACCAGCAGCAGTACAACGGCATTGCGCTGAAGACGAACAGTTCGACGTACCCGCAGGTCATGTTCACCAACATGACCTACCCGGACATCACGATGACCGTGTACCCGGTGGCCACCAAGGCGCTGGAGTACCACATCGTCAGCGTCCAAGAACTGTCGCAGCCTGCCACGCTGAACACCACGCTGGCGTTCCCGCCAGGCTATCTGCGGTGCTTCAAGTACAACTTGGCCGTTGAGATCGCCAACGAGTTTGGCGTTGAGCCACCGCCCACGGTAACGCGCATTGCGATGGCGTCGAAACGCAACCTCAAGCGCATCAACAACCCCGACGATCTGATGAGCCTGCCGTACAACCTGATCAACCGCAGGATGCAGCGCTTTAACGTCTACACGGGTATGCCGACGTGAAAACGCCGATTCTCGGATCATCCTATGTGGCCCGCAGCGTCAATGCTGCGGACAGCCGCATGGTCAACCTGTTCCCGGAAATCGTGCCGGAGGCCGGCAAAGAGCCTGCGTTCTTGCAGCGGTGCCCTGGGTTGCGGCTGGTGGCCACAGTGGGGCAAGGCCCGATCCGGGGGATGTGGAAGTTCGGCGATTTCCTGTATGTCGCGTCTGGCGGCAAACTGTACCGCGTGGACGGGAACTTTGCGGCTACGGAACTGGGGCTGATCAACGGCAGCGGGCCGGTCAGCATGTCCGACAACGGCACCCAGTTGTTCGTGGCCTGCAACCCCGACGCGTTCATCTACAACACCAGCACGGGCGTGTTCGCGCAGATCACAGACCCGGACTTTCCTGGCGCTGTCACTGTGGGTTATCTGGACGGGTACTTCGTGT